TTCCAGTTTTCTTAACAGCATCTGGTATCATACTACCGCTGTTCTGCAGCTCTACGCCAGTTCCAGAGACACTATAGGTATATCCTGTATTATAGTCTTTCGAAACAATAGATTCAACTATAGTTTGTTTTGTCGTGGTAGTAGAATTCATAGTCCCTGTAGTGAAGGAACCTGAAATGGGTGAGGCTTTTAAAGGGACAGGTAAAAATATAAGCAGCAATAACAGCCGTTTCATCAGTCTAGACTGAGGCCGACGACAAATTGACCAGTCACACTAGTACCAGCTCCACCTGCTGTTAAGTCCATAACTCCTTTTGTATCAATAGTTCCGGCCAGATCACCAGCAACCCCTCCAGAAGTGCTAGTTATCGAACCGAATGAACTTACTTCCCCTGTGGTCAAAGTTGATTCTATAGAATCACCAGCTGTGTAACTAACACTAAAGCTATATGCGTCCCCTGATTCTAGCTGAGAAGCTGTAATTGCCGTATAAGAATTAACCCCATCAGTTGCAGATCCTAAACCACCTAATGATCCTGAAGTTGTACCATCAGTTGTAGAGACACCTGATCCAGAAATACTATATGAATTTCCAACCCGTTCAACTAACGAGCCTGGAGCTGCTACTTCCAGTTGCACCGAGCTGGATATTGAATGATAAATATTAGCTCTAGCGGAAACAGGTAAAGATAATAATATTAATAAGGAGAAATACTTTAACATTTTTTTGAAGATAGTATTTAATACTTATAAGTTTACATGAGGGTAAACTTAGTATATACGGGATAAAAAAATGACAGAAAATTCAAAAGAAAAGAAAGGTGTTTTCGCAAAAATAAAAGAAAACATTGATGACAAAGAAGAGCAAATAGCTTTTATTTCAGTCATCGTTAGACTGGTCGTACTAGGGTGGTCCGCATTCATCGTAAGCCTTAATTACATAAGTATTCCAGGCTATTCAAATGAGCCCAAGGATATAACTTTCCCCGCTTCGATTCTGACAGCTGCGATTTCCACATTCGGGATTGAGGCATCACGTAAAAAAGGAGAAAAATCTAAAGATACAGAAAATAAATCTGGTGCAGTAACCACTCAGGTATTACGTATCGAACAGGCTCCAATCAAAATAATTACTGAGAGTACAGGTAAATGATATGTACAGTAATAGACCACGGAGAAACTGGGGAATCATAGCTGTAGTCTCAGTTTTAGGGATATCTAATCTCTCTTTAATGAATACTTTAGTTTCTCATAAACTAAAAAATCCTTTTCCTAATATAAATTTACCAGTAGGACCTTATACAAGTTATAGAGTTGTTACTTCAGAAAAGGGATATAGTATCAGCTATAAAGCAAACGATCCTAAGATTTTAACTAGAGTGAAAGATCTAGAAGAACCTAAAGGTTTATTTGGTAATAAGAAAACTGAATTACATCTAAGAGAAACTTATACAATGGCAGGTGAAGGTAGTAAGAAAGAAGTAGAGGGAACCGTAATGACTGATAAAGATATTGCTTGCATCAAAGTAGAGGGTAGTGGTAACTCTACAGGTAAGCTCGTAGGAGCCTCTGTAGGAGTCAAAGCTGCACCTGTATTTAGTAACATACCAATAGTGGGTTGGCTTGCTGCTGGTTTTGTAACTATGTTTGCACAGGATAAAGGATCAGAGATAGGTGGACAAATAGCTAGAGATTACAATGATTGTTAATAAGTTATTCTAGAGTTATACTCAGAATAGTTACTTATTTAACATGTCTTGCGGATTAGAAATGGAAAAGCTCAAAGATTTCGATAAGCAATTAGATGAGCAGGCTGCGAATTTAGCAAATCAAATTCAACAATTAGAAACTCAGTTAGCCACCACTAAAAACACTTATTTAAAAGTTCTAGGTGCAAAAGAATTTGCAACTACTTTAGTACAGGAAGCTGAGAAAAATCATGAGGCTATAGCTGAAGTGGTTCCAGAGGCAAGTGGTGATTAAGATGTTAAGGGAGTTGACCAGAGATAGATATAAAGCTTTACAATTATTAGCAGATCATTTACGCACTCCTTCAAAAGATTTATCTTTAGATGCTATTTTTAATGATGTTAAGGATGAAGATCTTAAATGGGTTACAGAAAAAATTCATTATTATTTATTAAGACTTCTCGAAGATGCTGACTATGAAAAAGAAGAAGAGGTGGAGTTAGTTTCATTAATGGATTAATCAATACACTTGTGTAAGTTTATGCAGCATAAAGTTTCTACAAGGTTGCAAGGTACATGTGATTCACTGCGAGCAAGATCTATTAGCAAATTTAATTGAACTCTCTCCAAAAAACGCTCGCCACAAATTTCGACAATGTATATTTGAATCTTGGAATTGGAAATGTGCTTACTGTGATAAAGAATTAGATAGTAAAACAGCAACTATTGATCATATACTTCCAAAGTTTAAAGGTGGTCATAACGTTAAGTCAAATATGATCTGTTCTTGTTCCAAATGTAATAGATTAAAAGGATCTCATTTATTAGAAGATTGGTACAATCCTACATATAAGTTCTATCAAAAGGGGAGACTTGATAAGATAAAACAGTGGATGGATCAAGACAGTTCAATCAAGATCCTTTCCCCCGACAAAGCAACACCTTATATAACAAATGATTTCTACATCGGATGGGTTGCCTCCTGAAGAGGAAGCTAAAGCATTTGCAAAGCAATATGCCGAAGAATTACAGGAGGAAAATAGACTAAAAAATGAAGCCTTAGTTAATGCAAGAAGTGTTAAAGGAGGGGACAATGCTTTATATGGAAAAACAGGTCAAGATTTAAATTCTAAGATAGAATCAGGACAGATAAAGATTATTTAATGACAAATGTAAATCCCAAGGATGCTCAACTTGTAAATGAGCATCTTGTTCAGTGTCTAAGAGATTCTGTTATGGTACAGAATCAAACTCAAGTAGTTCATTGGGGATTAATGGGCTCAAAATTTTATCAAATTCATCTTCTTACAGGAGATATACAAACGGAAATGGTAGAGGGTATAGATAATATAGCGGAACATATTAGGTCTATAAACATAATGACACCATCGAGTGTGGGTGATTTATTAACATCCAGAATAAAAGATATCGATATAACCGATCCATTTGATCAAGATAAGATTATTTTAGATTTAAGTTCTGCACATGACATGCTTGCTAGTTGTTTTGAAGAGTTAGCTAAGTATGCAGGAATGATAGGAGATGACCTTACTCAGGATCTAGCTGTAGAGCGAGGCAGAGTTCATAAAAAAAATCAATGGCATCTTAGAGCTACAATGACATATATGACTTCAAATAAAGAAAGAACTGATGTCGAAGAGGGCAAAAGCTAAAAAACTTTCAAAAGAACATTTGAAATGTAATAAACCTAGAAAGACTCCTAGTCATAAAACAAAATCGCATGTAGTAAAAGCATGTAAAGATGGTCAAGAAAAATTAATTAGGTTTGGTCAACAAGGTGTGGAGGGAGCTGGTAAAAATCCTAAAACCGCTAAAGAAAAAGCAAGAAAAAAATCTTATTATGCTAGACATGATGCACAAGATAAGAATCCTGATAAGATGTCAGCTAGGTACTGGTCACATAAAGTTAAGTGGTAATTAAATAAGACTCCAACTTCTCCACCATTTTGTGATTATATATTTATCACCACTTATAGGTGGTAGGGCTTCATGAAGTGTTTTGTAATTAGGAATACCATTAAAAAATAGATTATTCCAAGCTATTAATAATCCTTTTTTGGGTTTTATTTTTAATTTTAAATGTCTAAAATGCGTTTCTCCTCCTTCATCAACATCATTTAAATAAATCATGGTTGTCCAAGTTCTTTGACCCATCCATTCACAATAAGTTTTGTATTCTGGTGTAAAAGGTGTAAAGAAATCATAATGCTCCTTATAATATTGACCTGGTAAATATTTCTGACCCTGCATATTTTCACCAATAAAAGGGTTTAAATCTAGTAAATTTACTAATTTTTTATCAATACTTAGAAAAAAATCGTCCTCAAAATATCCTAAACTTGCTGATTGACTAGTCCTGTAATCATTAACAAGGCAGGAATCCTCTGGATTTGCAACTGTGGAATCTGAAAGATCTGAGTTTATAAAGTCTATCATTTTGGAGCATTCATGATCATTTAAAAATTTTTCATATCTATATATTTGAGTAAACGGATACTTTATTTGTTCACATTTGGTAGTTAATTTATTTTTATAAAAATCTAAATATTTAATTCTTCTAGGTCTTTTTTTGAAAGAACAGTAATCTAATAAATACTTAATATCATCATTATTTAAGTTATATGTGCTTTTAAATTCACGTATTACTTGTTTTTTACTTGAACCACTTAAGGCACACTCCATAAATCTTTTTGTTATATCTTCGCTATCCAAAGTAAAGTTTCAGTAGTTCTAAAATAATTTTAAACATATAATCGAATTATGGAAATCATTGCTATCAGTTTTATTATCTTATTTAGTGGATCTTATGGTGTAGGTTCAATACTATTAGGACGCACTTCAACTGACAAGTTAAATTGATTGCTCATTAATTCAGTGTTGGTACTATATGTATAAAGGTTTTTATTTATATGGATCTTAACCTTCCGACAAATGTTGAATTTTCTATTCATGCTGCGTCTTTAGCAATACAATCTTTAGATAGAGTAGAATTAGAAGAGGCATTTATAGAGCTTTTACATCAAAAAGCATTAGATCGTCAAATGTTTTATGGCATTATGAAGGATCACGGCATTGATGCCAACATTCAATTCCAGCTCTCAACTGAGGGACAAATTTCTTAAGAAACATGGCTACAAGAACAATTGAAGCAACTCTAGATACATTCAGTGTTGATGCTGGATCAGAGGTTACATATCTAGGTCCTACAGCAGCAGGTAATAAAGGTGATGCTGTAAGGGGATTTAGAGTAAATCCAGGAAGCACAGGGGATATCAAAATAACACTTGATAGAGCTGAGGGTGTTAATACAATGCAAATATTTCAAGAGGATTCATTTTCAAGCGGAAGTGCTCCAACCGGATATCAAAAATTCTTTGACATTGCTAAAGCAGGTAAAGAAAAAGGAGCTGTAGGTGTCACAGTCACTGATGCTACTAAAAACTATGTTGTGCTTTTAGAATTAGATGGTTACTCTGAAGTAAGCTATAACGGTTCTGTTGTCGTCCCATAAATATTCATTATTTACTGAGAAAGGTTACCAATTAACAAAAAAATATACTGTTCCTAGAACCTATTTAGGTATGGGTAGGTATGCAGCCTATAAGGATTTTGGTGAAAGTGTTTGGAAAATAGGTTACGGAAGTAAAATTATTGATGACCATTATTTAGACGCTGATGATAAAGCGTCACAGGAAGATATTGATAAACAGTTTTATAAAGATTTAAAAGAATTTTCAAAAGAAGCTGAAAAATACATCTTTGTAAATTTAAATAAGAATAAAAGGGCAGCTCTTCTTAGTTTTGCACATAGTATTGGTATATGTTCTTTTAAGTCTTGTAGATTACTTGATTTAATAAATAGCTATGGATCTAAAAATAAAATAATAAAAGAGTGGAGTCCCTATATAAATCACATATGGATGTCAGGAGGCGATCTAATGACCGCTAGAAGGCGTACAGAGCTTGATATGTACTTTGCACCAGATAAAGAGATACCGACCTTCTATCGTCATAAATGCCACACTAAGGTTTGTCTGTTAAATATTGCAGAAACTTATAACGGATCTGCTATTCAAATTAAAGGTATTGAATATTTAGAGAAAAAAATTAAAGAACTTGATCCATCTGGTGAGGTACTTCGTCAGTTTTTCCGATACTGGAACAGTACTCCAAGTGGTCTAGGATCTCCTTTGCGTCGTAAGGTCGATCCTTAAGCCAGTCCAAACAATCCATTACTAAAAGTTCTCTACTATAATTCTCTTCAAATTTCTTATAATTAATCAAAGTCTCTGGCATGGTCGAGGATGTCTGGTTCTTCTCTGAATCCCTCTCCATAGATTGATGTTGCAATTTCATAGTTTTTATCTGATTCCATACTTATTTTTAGCAGCACTAAATATCCAATAAGATCGTTCACAACATCTTCATCTGTAGCTAACAGTCCAGCTCCCTTCATAATTCGATTTAATTTATCATCTATGCGTACTAAAAGCTGTTCCGTGGCAGAACATTTACTGAAAATTCGATTTGGTTTCAAAGCAGAATTACCATATTTTCTATTTTTATGAATAAGTAATTCTTTAATATCATCACAAACACCACTAATTTTTAATTCTGTTTCGTTCATTGTCATGTTAATCTCCAATAGAATAGATCTATGAAACCTCAGTCTACCCAAAGTTACGACGTTGACAATCGTTACAGATTTTATAAGTCGTTAAATTCAAAAAAAGATATTAGTCCAGAAAGGAGAGGGGTTAGACCTGGTGTGGATGATAATAGTTCAAAAAATTTTTTAAAAAGTTATATAGGTCAACTTAGGGACATGAATTTTCCCAGACAAATGATTGATTAGCAGATAACTTTTCCTATGTGTGAAAATATATTTTTAAATCTTTCTGTCTGATTAAATCCTAAATTTATTTCAGGTAAGTAAACGAAATATCCCCAACTAATCGGAGATTCTAGACATTCAAATTTATTACCGTGTATTAGATTAGCTCTGTTTGTAGGCACACAGACCGGAAAATCCCACATTTCTGGGCAGGTTCTAATCATCTCAGAATAAGTAGTAAAAAATAAAGCTTCTGGTATATTTCTTAATTTCCATTCTCTAAGTAATCTTCTAAACCAAATAACAGAAGGAGCTTTTGCACCTTTACCAGCAGATAAACTCCATCTCCAAGTACCTCTTTTCTCCGCAAAAGAGCATCTACCAAAGGTAGGAGGAAATAAATATGTTTTACCAGTCCAAGGTTCTTCTATATTTAAACCATCAATTTCATATGTATATATTTTTTTTGCTCTTAAGAATTGATTATTTGCATCATATGTAGAGCATGGATCTAAATCTATATCTTTAAGTAATGCATCTATGTAAGGTAGATATTCACAAGGAGTTAACCAATCATGAGTAATATGATCTACTTGTGCTAAAGATCTTCTACTAGCACCCCATGATCCTTTAGTCACATCATTTTAAAACCTGCACCTTCACAATCTCTTTTATAGTGGACTAAGGACATTTCTTTTTCATCTTGAATAATAAATAAAGCTTCCTTATCAGGATCTAATTTTTCTGCTCTTGTAATAGCTTTTTTCATAACATCTGCAGCACCCTCTAAATCATTTTTAGTAAGGTCATCTACAGCTGTAATAAGGTTATTAACTGTTAGATAAAACATAGATTTATTTTCATCTTCATGAGTTGGAACATATACCATTGCCCCTGGACCTTCATTATTATAAAATTTGGTATAAAAGTCACACATGTCAGCACATACTCTTTCAATAGTTAATTGATAAAGTTTTTTTTCATCTTCTCCTATCGCTGTGCCAATTAGCTTTTTTAGTAATTTATTTCTTCTATTGGTCATTTAGTTTCCTTAACTACTACATTTTTATCCTTTTTTTTATCTTTGTCAATTTTTATAAGATCACTTAGTCCTGATTTTTTTAGTGTTTCCAATAATTTTGGTAAAGGTCTGTAAAGAACAACAGCCTTTTGCATATTTCCAATTTTTTTAATTAATTTACCATTTTTATCTCTTAATTTTGTAAGTTCACCTTGTCTAATTAAATACTCTGCAACACATCTATACCTTCTTTTTTCAGCTAAATTTATCTCTGGATATCTATCACAAATTGTACTTGTTTTCATATCACTGAAAGTAAGTCTTATCTGATCAGCCAGTGATAAGCCAAGTATTAAGTCTTTTGTACTTGTTTCATAACTAGAAACTAATTCTAAATATCTTCTAAGATCTTGATTATTAAAACTACCTGATGGAGGTATAAATATTTCTACTTGTTCTATTAAAGATTTGCACAATTTTTTTCTATAATTTTTTGTTGTGACTGAATTTATATCTAAATCAACAAATCTGTAACTCTGATAGAGATTATCAGGATCTTTGTGTGGTGCATAATTTGTTGTATCTAAGATATCTACCCAGTCCTCTAATTGTTGTGCTTCCATTCGAGGACACTATCTGTTCAGATACTAGCTTACTTTTTAATATCGTTCCATTGTTGTCTATGACTAATTAGTAAAGCCCAGATATAGTAATACTTTAGGCTTCTAAAATGGTCTTTTAATTTTACATGTTCGTCCCAGTCTTCGCCATACAATTCAGTTAATCTTTTCTTACATTTTTCTAGTGATCCACTGTAATTTGTAGCTTCCCATAATGATTTAGCTAAAAGCATTTCTTGAAGTGTACATAGTCCTTGAAGATCTAAAGTAGACAGACCATGTAGAAGTTGGCTAATATCGGAGAGATATGGATATTGTTCGTCATGCGTCGCCCCATTACTTATGCTGAGTTGCTTTTGATTTTGATTCTCCTCCCTGCTGGGTACATCGGAGTCAATCATTTGTATGAGTTTGTTTCAGATAGAATCACTATAGAAGTAAAATTTA